GGAATGGGCCGCTTCACGGGGACCAATGGGAGTGACACCTATGGCCGCTCCTACACGGCTGCTGCGGCACGGACGTTGCTTAACGTAGCTAATGGAGCTAACAACTACGTTCTCCCAACAACAATATCTGGGACTAGGAATTTCTCAGGGAAGTTATCTACTACCGGCTCAGACACTGGCATAGGAACATCGAACCCAACAGAATTACTGCACGTTCGGAAAGCTCAAAGCACCTCGGCTGCTACCAACCCCTTCATAAAGTTACATCCTACCTCGACCACGAACAGCACAGGTGTAACATCAATATTCCTAAGCACCACTACGGCAAGCGGTGCGTATGGAATATCCCTGAATGGTTGGAGAGATCCTACCGATTCAGAGGCATTCGCCATTAAAACACATGCTGGGTCTGCTAATGGGTCAAACCGACTTGTAATAAGAAAGAATGGTTATGTTGGCATAGGAACCGATAGCCCGTCCTCGAAGCTTCAAGTCAACGGAACCCTCACGGCGACGACTAAGAACTTTTTAATCGACAACCCGAAAACTGGAGGTGAGCTGCAATACAGCGTAATCGAAAGCAATGAGCATGGGGTTTGCGTAAGAGGAGAATCAGATCAAGAAGAAGTTGAATTGCCAGTCGAATGGGAGTGGCTTGTTCATGAGGACAGCGTAACGGTCCAGCTCACATCGGTTGGCCAAGCACAAAACTTGTTCGTGCTAGAACGTAATAACGTTAGTGTTAAAATCGGCGGATTAGCGACCGGTGGCAAATACAGCTACGTAATATACGGAACACGTAAGGATGTAGAACCACTTGAAGTAAATATCTAAACAAAAATATACTGGTAAATCGGTAGGTTTAATCTACCTTTTTTCTGACGGGAGATTTAATCCCCCACAACAACCAAAGTATATGAACCCAGAAATCGAAAAATTCACGAAGCAACGAACCACTCTCCTTAATGAGTTGACTGAGCTTACCACCCGCTCTCAGAGCTTAACCACTGACATCAACAGGATCGAAGGTATTTTAATCTACCTTAACCAGAAGGACCAAAATCAGGTCCAACTTGAACCTGTTGAAGAACTCGAACCCGTTGAAGAACTCACCCCTACATAATATGGAAATTACAATCCCCCTAAAAGCCGCAGCCTCACGCGAGGCTGTGGTTGCATCACCCGCCAAGACGTTTGCAGAGGCATACATCTTACATCTTAATGTCAATGCCGAAAACGCTGGCCCAAATGACAATATCAATATCGTTTATTGTCCCTTTGACAAAGAAAGTGGCGAGCGTCTAATGACGGAACAAAGAGAGATCTCGGTCCCTTTTTGGCAGGTCATGGAAGATGTGCCAGAAGCAGCAACTGCATTTAAAGCAGTCTGTGACGCACTGCCCCTCTTGATCGCCCACAAGAAGAAAGTTGAGGATGACTTTCAGGAGGCTCAGGAAGCTGCCGCGCAGAAGCTAATCGAAGAAGCAGAAGCTTTTGCCGCTGCTGAAGCTGCTGCTGCTGAAGCTGTTGAAGCTGTAGCTGCTGAAGCTGTTGAAGCTGTTGAAGCTGTTGAAGCTGCCGCCGATGATGCTAGTAACATAGAATAAGTCACCTACTTGATCCCATGTTCAACCACATCACGCATCCTGTATCGGGGATGGCGGCTTCCGCATTGGCTTTCTTCTCTAACTTAACTGTGTCTTTTGGCGCGGGAGTTCAGATTATGTCAGCTATTCTGGGCTTGATTATTGCCGTCCTGTCTGCCATAATGACGATTGAAAACTTCCGCAACCGAAAGAAATGATCAGCTACCTCTCAGAAAATATCGAAGGAATCTTCGCGATTCTTACCACCGTCGTCGCCGCAGCTTCTGCCATCGCGGCGCTTACGCCAACGCCTAAAGACGACACCGTCATCGGCAAAGCATACAAAATCATCGACTGGCTCGCGCTCAACGTGATGAAAGCTAAGGACAAGTGATTAAACTGATCACGGCGTTAGCGCGGTCCTACATAGCGACACTTCAGTGGAAACAAAGAAGATTCATTTATGAACTGGAAGACCAAATTGACTCCCTTGCTGCCGATGGCTCTCCTGCTGCCAAGCTGCGTATCGAGCGGATCTCAAGACGCCTTGAACAGGAGCGCACTCTACGACCCGCCGACAGTGACCTTAATTGAAGGCGCTGAGTATCAGTTTAAGGAAGGCGTCTTTGTTGGAGACGGCCAGAAGTTCCACAGCGACTACAGCTACCGTCGCGCACTCATTATAGGTAAATGAAAATAGCCAAATTACTTGACGCAATTATGGGTCTGATCTCTGCCTACAAAGCAGGGTTGGTCCAACGTAAACGCCAGAACCTCAAGAGCGTTGCTATCTGCGTGGGCCACAGCCGTATCGGGGACAAGGGCGCGATCTCAGTCGGCGGGGTCACTGAGTGGGACTACAACAAAAAGGTAGCCAATGCTTTACAGACCCAGCTACGCCATCAGGGGATAACTTCTGTTGTCTTCGATGACTACCCGTCAGACAGCTACAGCGGGGCGATGAACTGGCTAGCTCGTGGCATCAAAAAAGAGAAGTGCGACCTCGCCATTGAGCTGCACTTCAACAGCTACGCGAACTACCTAACATCAGGATATGAATACCTTTACTTTGAAGGAAGTAAGAACGGGAAGCGCCTAGCTAATTGTTTCCTAAAAGCGCACGGTGAATCATTTACAGAGCAGACTAGTCGGGGAGTAAAGTCAACGGATACCGTGCAGCGTGGCGCAGCGTTCTTGCGGAGAGTCCCACCACCAGCCGTGATCTGTGAGCCGTTCTTCGGGAGCAGCCCAACGGACTGGGCTAACTTTGAGTATAAAGGGCTACTACTAGCCGGAGCTTACGCACGGGCAATTGTCGAATACTTTAAGGACGAATGAAAGACAGAGACTACACAAAAGACAAGATCTACAACAGCACACCGGAGCAGATAAAGCGTCGGGCCAGCCGAAACGCTGCACGCCTTAAAATGAAAAAACTTTTAGGTAAGAAGATCGAAGGTAAGGACATTGACCACAAGGATGGTAACCCGCGAAACAACTCGCGGAAAAACTTACGAGTCCTCAGTAAAGCACGTAACCGATCCCGAAAGTGAAGAATCTAAAATCAGTCATGATCGCGGGTCAGCGGATAAAGATCCAGATGACTGATTTGGACTCGGCATACGGGCAGTACCTACACGATAGGAAGACAATCCAACTTGATGCCTACCTAACTGACAACGACTTTATCACGACACTTCGACACGAAATGCTCCACGCCGCCTTCCACATCTCTGGCCTCTCATTCTGTGAGTCCTTTCAGGAAGAGGCTTGTATCCGTTGCATAGACGAAGTATTCTTTCCAGCCTACGAACGAGTCCTAAAACGATTAAAATAATGCCAGACAAATTTAAAGACGCCGTTGAGAAACGCATATTAGTTATCGGGAAGAAACCAAAAGGATTCAAGGTTGAAGGAGATCCTGCGGTGACTGATATGATACTGCGCCACGAAAAGTTTTCGCCTAAGTCCTATTCAGATTATAAACAGACTAGTATTGGTTACGGGACAAAGGCTAAAGAGGGGGAGACAGCAATAGACGAACAGGAGGCCCGTAAAAGGGCGGTTGAGCGCATCACGGATGACCGCGAGGCCGTCTTAGGGGCCATGAAAAAATGGGGCTACGACTGGACCCCCTCGCAGGTAGACGCCCTCACTAGTTTCCGTTACAATATCGGGAATATCGGGGGAGTGACAGGCGGGGGTAAACGGAGCGACTCGGAAATTGCTGAATCCATTCTCCTGTATAACAAGGCCACGAAAGATGGAGTTACCTCACCGCTTGAGGGGCTTACGAAGCGTCGAGTGGATGAATCCAATTTATTTAAGAAAGGTATGGAGCATAAAGTAGGAGTAGAAATCGTCAGAGGAAAATGAAAAGTTTTAAGAAACACACCATGTACAACAAGGCGGGCGAAGGCTTCACGGCCAGCACCCACGAGCAGCATCTTAGCATGAAGAAGAAAGGCTACAGCCACAGTAAACCTTCTTCTACAGAGAAAAAAGTTGGGAGGATAATCAAGAAAAAATCAGGTTACTAAAATAGCGCGTAAGCGCAAGTCATGAGTCGATTCATAATTTACAAACCGACAGCAGAGGACGTTGCCGAAGCCTTCAACCGGTCTAAGGCACTGGGCAACCTCAAGACATCGTTCACGAACGGGAAGGGGAACATGACCGGATTCTTAGGAGAAATCGCGTTCGAGAAAACTTTTAAGAAGTTTACCTACGTAGGCGATAAGTCTTACACGCACGATTACGAATACAGGGGACTCAAGGTAGATGTTAAGGCGAAGAAATGTTCGTCGCCGCCGAAGCTGAACTACAACGCTTCCGTAGTGAAGACGAATTACAGCAAGTTTGAGGCTGACGTATACTTCTTCATGAGGGTCCACGCAAACCTCAAAGAAGTGTGGCTCTGTGGATGGTCACCTAAAAAGTCCATCATCCACAAGAACCGGCTGAATAAGAAGGGTGAGCGTGACTCAGATGGATTTCGATTCAAGGCAGACGGCTACAACATCGAGATTAAGAAGACCCGAAGGCCCGACGCCCTCGAATCACTCATCATTCGGCGGTAATAAACTGTGGCGGAGGTGGCCCTCCTTTTTGTATGTAACCCGTATCCCGTTAGGTGCTACGAGGTCCACGAATTCGCTCAGAGGTGCGTCCATGAAAGCGTCTATGATAAGGTCAGAGTCACCCCCAACCTTATCAAGCACCTCCCGCAGATCTAGCCAAAATTCACCGCAGAGTTCATTCTTCCTGATCTGAAGGTCTTCGTTCGTCATTCGCTTTATAACCTATATCGTATATCTCGTTAAGGTCAATGCTCCAGACTTTACCTCCCCCACGACCCTCAGAAATAACGGGGCGGATGTTCTTGTTGACCCGACTACCTTCTTCCAGAGTAATCATGCCTCGACGGCAGAACTCCAAATTACGGGAAGAGCCAACATCGCGACCGTTGTTCAGCTCATGGATCTGAACTTGAAACTCGGTAAGAGTCCCTTTCCACTTAGCTTCATCGGGGGCTATTTCGCGGCATCTCTTGCAGAAGAATTCTACCAGTTCCGCGATTGAGCTACGGCTGCTGTTGTCGTAGGCGGCATCCGCGATGGTGAGATCGATGAAGGACTTAACCCCGAAACGACCAACGTCTTCTATCGGCTTAGGGATCTTCCAGTCCAACAAAAACTTACCGAAGTGTGGAAGCTCCTGCTCGATGGTCGCCTCCAACTGGCTGTTGGGGGGAAAGCTCTTGGTGGATTTGGTGCTGATCAACAAAGCCATGAGCTTATCGCGGTTACTGGTATCCAGCGAAGGGATAACCGACAGCGAGTTCGCGTCCATGTTAAGCGACAGGGTAACGCGCCCTGTCCAAGGCAGGGACATCGCGTCAGCATACTTGGCCATGTACTCGACTCTGGGATTGGCC